AAGTGACCATGGCTCGCGGTAGGGCCAAGACCAGTAAAGACGCCTTCGACACACTCCGCAAAGAACAAAAAGCCCTTGAATTACGTCTGCTTGGATTCACATTTCAGGAGATTGCCCAAGAGACTGGATTCTGGAAGGATAGACGTGGAGCGTTCAAGGCTATCTCTGCAGCACTCAAGAAAGCACAGGCTGAAAACAAAGAATCGGCAGATGAGTTACGCTCTGTCGAGCTAGCCCGTTTGGATCGGTATCTTACGTTTTTGGCCAAGCGCATGAACGATGGCGACACAAAGAGTGTAGACTCCGCCTTGCGAATCATGGATAGAAGGGCAAAACTGTTAGGTCTGGACGCTCCCACCAAATCCGAAGTCAGCGTGACATCGAGCATGTCGAACGAGGAACTCATTGCCGGGGCCGTTGAACAACTGCGCGCTCTTGGGTACACTGTGATCGAGCCGGGGGAGCAATGAGAAAGTATCAGGATTTACCAATAACCATCCGAGAGCTCGAGCCTGGAGACAAAGGACTCATCCTGTTGTCGTGGGTTGACGCCGTGATGGATATATGCCCAAAGATACGCATACCCGAGCTGTTTTGGCTGGACAAACGGTACTTTAGGGCCAGATACTGGGAACTCGTCTCGAAGGTTTTGGAAAATCGACCTGATTTGTTCCTCTGCGCAATCCATCCAGACCACCCCGATCAGATATTCGGATGGACCTGTCAGGACAAAGACGTGATCCACATGTGCTACGTCAAAGGGGTCTTTCGCCGGTATGGGATCGCAGGTCTGTTGACTGGCGGGATACGCACGGTCTCGCACTGGACCACATACTGCGAAAAGATTGCAAAAAGGCATCGTTTACAGTACAACCCCAAATGTTGGGAGGACCTAATTCATGATATCAATCGATCTCAAAAGGATTCAACTACGTTCGACCGTGACCGTCTGGAGGCATCCGCGATCAACCCTGAGCATAGGGATGCACAACGCACCACTGAGATTCCGGATGGTATGGAGACCAGGTGAGCGCAGGCTTTACCTGTTCGGAAAAGATCGAGATCCAGTTATTCTGCCCGAGGAGGGAGTAGCGCATTTTAGCCCGACAGACGAGGAAGTGGGCAGATTTGAGGACTGGTTCAAGCATCAAAATTGGATACAACCTCCTCGAGCCGAGGAGGAAGCCAAAACTTCCGAGAAGCCCGTGCCAGAGAGGCCGCCATTTTTCGGTATCAATCGAGAGAGAATGACTCTGGAAGAGGCGAAGCCAAAGCTAAAGGAGCTTGCCCAAAAGGAAGCTGCGGAGCTTACAACCGACGAGGCCCGCGAGGATTTCCCCGAGGTCGTGGATGATCTGTTGGAGTCTCTCGCGTCCAACAAAACCAAAGACGCCCCACCCACGCCCAAGAAGAAACGCGGACGACCACCAAAGAAGAAAAAGACACGCAAGCTAATTATGTAAACCACGTTCGGTGAATGAATGACCTCGGATACATTCGAGCGCTCAATGAGCGACCCATTATCAATACCAATATCGATCTGATCTCCGGACTATTCCCTGAGCAAAAAAACCTGACTCTAGACCCAGCCAGAACCAAGGCGGCTGTGTGCCCTAGACGCGTTGGGAAAACATGGGGCGTTACGCGCTACATGGCCGACGTGTGCCTGAAAAAGCCGTTCTCTCGCGTGGGGTATCTCACAAAGACCTTGGACTGGGCAGAGGAATTGGTGTGGGAGCCCCTGCAACGCCTCTCGCAAGTCAACAACCTGAGAGCTGATTTTCATACAGGCAAGCTTCGCATGGTGTTGCCCAACATGTCCATAGCTCGCCTGGCTGGAGGCAAGGACAAGACCCAAGCGGACCGTCTCCGTGGATTCGCCTACGATCTCCTGGTCATCGATGAGGCGGGCTCCATCGCTCCAGAGGTCATGCGCTACGTGGTCAAAGAAGTGTTGCCAGCAGCTCTAGGTGAGCGCAAAGGGAAGCTTCTGGTCATCGGGACGCCGAATCCAAGCTGTAGCGGCTGGTTCCACGACATCACGACCAAGGATGACTCGCCGTATTCAGTCCATCAATGGGGGCTGGCGCAGAACATCTACCATGAACGGTGGAAAAATGCCGAGACACCCGAGGAGCGCCAACAGCTCATCGACGAGTTCCTAGACGAGGAGTGCAGGGAGCACGGACTCACACGCACTGACCCAGCATTCCTACGGGAATACATGGGCTTGTGGGCTCGTGATGAGGTACTGTTTATCTTCAACATTGGTGAGGAGTGGATTGCGATCCCTCCAGATCCCAAAGAAATGCGCATGAATTATGTGCTCACGATTGACCTAGGCTGGGAGGACCACACGGCGTTTGAGCTGGTTGGATACAATCAGCAGGTACGCAAGATGTGGGAGGTTGACTCACACAACGCTCAACACATGACCATGGACCAGATAGGAGAGAAGACCGTTGACTACATGGAGAACTACCGGCTCGAAAAAATCCTGGTTGACGCTGCGGGGGCCGGGAAAATTATCCAGGAGACCATCTCCCGTGAATATGCCCGACGCTATGGTGTGCCGTGTGAGGCTGCAAAAAAGCAGGAAAAAGCGGCGATCATGAAGTACGCTGCCAGTGACATCCGCACAGGGCACTGTTTTTTTCTGCCCGACTCGACAGCCAGGGACCAGCTCAACAAGATGGAGTGGGACGAGCGCAGGCTCAGGGAAAAGGACCCATCAGAGGGCGAACACAATGACAACGCGGATGCCTGGATTTATGGATACCGGGCATGCTATCATTGGCTCCACGAGCCCCAGGAGGATGTGCCAGAGATCGGCACCCCCGAGCGGGCCAACTGGGAGATGCAAAAGATCGAGGAGCAAGAAGCCGACGAGTTAGTCGAGCAGGAAAACAAGGATTGGTGGGAGTCCATTTGAAGGGAGATGCCGGATGCCAGTTCCGAACTACGCAGAGCTAGCCATGGACGTTGTGTATGCCCCAGAGGACGGCGCCGATCTGGTGGGTACGAAGGTCCCTGTCTACGCCGAGTTCATGGTCGATGAACCGCAGAACATGTTTATTGAGGACATCGAGGAGCAAAACTCAGGAGGATATCACATCCCCCTGACACGTTATTCTCAAGTCAACCAGATTTGCGTGCAGGTGCTTGGGACGGCGCCGCTTGTGATCAGGTGGAGAGACGCGAGGACCAGTGATGTTTGGTGGGATGACGCTGGCGTCACTACCCCGAACGAGGTCATCACCCTGTGCCATCTGGACCCTGCGTACGGATTGTACCTGTTTTGCGCAACACAGGAAGCCACAACGCGGGCTCACATTGTGATCTACGGGAGGAGGTAGCCATGGGCTGGGCACAGATTCAACCGAACTGCATAGAGCGCGATCACAACGATGTTCGGAAGTTTATGGGTCATTTTCCACAGGCGGAGTATGAGGACGTCCAATCTCCCTATACCGTTTTGCACTTCCGCCAGTTCGCTCCGGCGGTCGGAAATCCTGCCGAGGAGTTGTACGAGGGTGAATGGAAGGTGGCGATAATCAAAAACTTGAGCGCCACCGAGACCGTGAACGTCTATGGTCGAACAATCCGAATGAGCATCGAGGGCATTTTCGACGGACGAAACCTGACCCTTCTCCCGAGAGGAATCATCACCCTGTGCCGCACTCACAGCAACACGACCACGGAGGTGGTGTCGCTTGGGGCTGAGGCAGAGTTGGAAGTCCTGTTGGTCGGAACGCTCGAACCCATACCGGCGTAAACATGAAAAAAACGCTCAAAGACTGGAGACTGGCATTGCGCTTCGCGGAGGCGCAGGGCATATCACCCGCCGCAATCATAGGCCTAACCGGTAGGGCCTGGGCTGAACTCGTGTCGTTGGCTTCCGAGTGGGAGGCTGTGTTCAGGGATGTTGATCCGTCTGTTCTGGAAGCAATGCAGCAAAGGGCTGAAAAAGACGAGCAGAGGGAGCGAGAGTTGAATCTGTTCTACTCGTGCGGTGGAGGTGACGACGATGAGTGATTATTCGACGATTGGCTACGATGGGAGCTACAGCACCCCAGACAAGGATCGACGATCCGGTGGTGAGCGTTGGTGGAACAAAAGCAGCGTTTACTCATCGATTGTTGGCGATGTGCGCTCTATCATGGACAGCCAGAAGGGGCGCCTTGATGAGCTGCTTGTGTACCTCCAGCTCTACAGCAACAGGCAAATCTCTGGGTTTCGCGGTGCTCAGTACAGCCGCAGAGACGAATTGACACGCCAGCGGGATAGGCTCTCACTGAATGTTTGCCGATCCGTTGTCAATGCTGTCGTGGCCAAGATCTCCACGAACCGAACGCGCCCAGTGTTTTTGACCGAGGGTGGTAACTGGAAGCAGCAATTGATGGGTAAGGACCTGGCCCGGTTTATTGACGGGCAGTTCTATGCGGCGCAGATCTACAAAAAGAACAGACAGTCATTTCGGGACGGCTGCATCTTTGGCACCGGCCCTCTGAAGGTCTACATCGATTGGAGCGACGAGGAAAAGCCTGAAATCAGGGCTGATCGGACACTGCCTGGAGAACTGTGGGTTGATGACGTGGATGGGCGCTACGGTGAGCCGTCCCAGCTCTACCACCTCAAGGAGATGGGCCGAGAAAAAGTGGCGGCCATGTATCCAGACAAGGCCTCAGAAATCAAGGGTGCCGGATTGATAGAAGATCAGGATTACTACCTGGACAGCCTGGCCGACCCCATCTCTGTAATCGAGGGGTGGCACCTTGAGAGCGCAGTCGGGCATGGAGATGGACGACAGGCTATTTGCACGAACATGTGCGATCTGGAGGTCAACGATTACAGCCGCAGACGCTTTCCGTTCGCAATTTTCCGATGGCTAGACGCTATCCTCGGATTTCTCGGAGAGGGGCTGATCTATGAGCTGGTGGGAATCCAGGTTGAAATCAACAAAATTCTCAGAAAAATCAGTCAACACATGCATCTGGCTTCCTCCTTTGTGGTGGCCAATAGAGGATCGAAAGTTATCAAAGAGCACTTGCGCAATACGCCCTGGACACTGCTGGAGTACACCGGAGACAAGCCCACGTTCGAGACAGTCGCGGCGATCTCCCCTGAATACTTCATGCAGTTGGATCGATTATATGCCAAGGCCTTCGAGACCGCAGGCATCACCCAGTTGTTTGCACAGGGTCTCAAGCCAAAGGGTTTGGACTCAGGCAAAGCGCTTCGGGAATTCAAGGACACGGAATCCGAGCGGTTCATGGACGTGAGCCAGGCGTGGGAGGAGTTCCACCTTGACATCGCGGTGCAAATGATTGAACTGGCCAGAGAGATCGAGGAGAGAACTCCAGGTTACCACGTGATGGCCAAGGTCGAGGACGGAACGCTGCGAAAAATCATGTTCAAGGACGTGGACCTCGACGCTACCAAATACCTCATGCAGCCCAAGCCCAGCAGTGCATTCGCAAAAGATCCGGCCGCCAAATTTCAGCAGGTCAAGGACTTGCTCGAGGCCATCCCAGATTTACAGCCATATGCCCTCAAATTACTGGGCTATCCCGACCTGGAATCCCTGGAGAGACGCATCACGGCACCTCTGGACACGATCGAGCGAATCACGGATGACATGATTTATGAGGGCAAATACACTCCGCCCGATGCGTTCATCGACATGCCGATGGCTCTATCAATCACTCGCGGGAAGTACCAGTGGGCAAAAAACAGTGGTTTGCCACCCAACCGGCTAGACATGCTCGTTCGATTTATGACCGAATGTCAGGCCAAAATGGAGCAACTGCAGGAGGAGGAGATGGCCAAGCAGGCACAGATGCAAGCTCAGGCCATGGCCGCAGCCGCTCCTGGACCCGAGGCGATAGCAGGTCCGGGAGGTGGAGCGCTTGGCCCGCAGGTTGGCGATGTGAATATCCGGCCTGAAATCACAGTCGAGGGACCACCGCCCATTCCGGGTGCTTAGATAGGAGAAATTCATGAATAACGCCGAAAACCAAGGTGGCCAGGGAGCGCCACCGCCCAAACCAGAGCCGAAACCTGAGATCGGAGCCTTCCGAGTAGAGGGCGAAAAGCCCAAAAGGGGTGAACCGGCTGTTGACACAACCATACACTCTCCAATGGACATCGAGTCCCAGATATCTGCGGCGATTGCGGCCGCAAAAAAGGAGATAGAAGGGGCAGCAGACGACAAACCGGACGAAAAACCGCCTCCAGAGCCATCCAAGGATGACAAAAAGCCCAAAGAGCAGCCCAAAGAGGAGCCCAAAGATCCACCGAAGGATGAACCCAAGGTTTCAGCCCGCGAACGGTTCTCAAAGGCAGCCGAAGAGGACAGGGTCAAGCGAGAGAACACGGATAGGCTCAAAGCCCGCGAGGAGGCCCTATCGGAACGCGAAAAGGCGGCCGAAGCGGCCTTGGCGAGGCTTGAAATGCTCGAAAAGGACCCGATTGGGTTCATCGATAAATACCAGCCAAAATTGTTCGAGCGAATGGTAGAGGTATTTGGAGAGACGGGCAAAAAACCCGGGGAGAAACCCGAGAAAAGCGACGATCCAGCCCCATGGGAGGCCAGAATCAAGCAGCTAGAGGAGCGATTGGCGAAAAAGGAGGAAGAATCCCAGAAACAGGAGACTCAAAACCATTTTCGCCGAACAATATCCGATACCAAAGAGGTACTGAAGGATGAAAAGTTTGAGCCGATCCATGCATACTGCGAACTGCATCAGGAGCTGTATGGAGTACCAGTTGATATTGATGCGTCCATAGCCAACGAGTTCGACACATTCAAGCACACCTACGGCAAGGAGTTGACTCCTCCGCAAATAGCTGAGATACTGTTAGAGACCGCATCTGAAGTGCTCGAACGCATGCCGAAATCTAGTCGCATGAAGGCTCTTTTGGGCATCAAGGAAGAAAACAACAACAAGACAGAGCCAAAGCCGGACGCGAAAAAGCCGAAACCCAGGACATTGACGAACCAACAGCAGGCCGCAAGTGCAACAACCACACCAAACATCGACGAGCTCCTCGAGGGGCTCGACCAAGAGGAGCGAATCCAAAAAATCACAGAGCTAGCCATGGCAGGCAAACTCACCGATCAGTAGCCGCAATCCTCCAGGCCCGATGTAGCGGGTGCAGAAAACAATCTGACCAACAAACCGCGCTAACGCGCTTGGAGGATACCAAATGCCCCCTCTGACTATCGTAGCGGCAGACGCCGCACTGAAACAAATCTATCGTCCAGAGTACTACAACGATGTCTGTTACAAGGACAGACCGTTGCTGGCTCTGTTGCCCAAGTTCACGAAATTTGGCGGTCGAAACATGCCGCTGGTCCTGGCCTACGGTCATCCAGCCGGTCGCTCCCAGGTGTTTGCCGTCGCTCAGAACAACGCCCGTCCAACCGCGTTTGAAGACTTTTTACTCGATCGCGTGCATGACTACGGAATAACCCAAATCGACGGTGAGACCGCAGACGCCATGGAAATGGATGAGTACTCATTCGTCCGTGGCATGGAGAGCCAGGCTCGTGGAATCACGAATCAGACGGCTCGAAATCTCCACGTCATGTTGTATCGGAACGGATCTGGTATTCGTGGCGTGGTGGCCGCTGGTACCGGTACCAACACTCTGACTCTGACCAACCCATCGGATGCACACCTTTTCGAGATCGGAATGACGATCGACGGATGCACTGGCGCTGGCGCTCCGCACGGAACGCCTGACGTGATCAGCGCCATCAACCGGCAGGCAGGCAC